AATTCAGTGTTAGTGAGTTCAGCGATTTTCTGACTGTTCGCATAAACACCAATAACCCCGTCTGACTCAAATACAAAACCACTATCTGAATCACCGATGTTGATTGCAGGTTTTGAACCATCAAATACACCTGTTCCCAATGCACCAATACTGACGCGTTTTGATGGATTAAGGGTTTCGTTTAAACCAAGGTATGTGAGAATGTCGGCAATAGTGTTTTTGCCGATAATGTCACGGCCCACCTGAGTGAGGTCGGTCTGCGCAGCCTTATCTGTGTCAGTGAAATACGGAAGTTTATCTGCACCAGTAGCCAGACCAGCGAGCGCCGTCAGCGTGGCATCAAGAGTCTGAAAATCCTTACCAAACGCAGCTGACATTTTGGCGATAAAGCCGCTCAGATCACCATCATCGAGAACATCCTGCCCGCTCTTGCTGGCTGTGTACTGTGCCAGTGCTGCAGCGATGAAGCTCGCCTGACGCAGCGCTTTATTTACCTGTGCGCTTGATGCCTTACCCGCGGTAAAACCAGACAGGATCGCCGGCAGCGCTTCCCAGTCAGACTGCGATGTAACATTTGCACCCTTGCCCGTAGCAAACGGTTTAAAATCATTTTTAGCCATCAGAGTAATGTCCCCCATGAACCGGCATCGAACCCGCTGATATATTCGTTATCCATATCAAACCCAAAAAAACTGTTTCCTTCAGAAGGTGTCTCTACCGAAGGAATTTCAATACTTCCGCCCCATACACCAGCGGCCTTTACCGTCAGATACCCTTGTCGTATCGCAGCAATAAGTTCGAGAGAGACCGATGAAATATCTGTTTCAGGAAAAACCCAGATACCTATGGTCATGTCCTGGTTATCGACGATCTGCATCTTCAGACCGGACCCGTCCAGTGCGGCGTCAAGAATGGGAGGCAGAGAGTCGTTTCTTCCGTCCCAGTTGTTAATTGCTATCTTCGTTTTTAGAACGATGCGATAGGTTTCATCGCTCAGCGAGGTATAACCCGAATCCGGATCATATGGCCCCTGCCAGACGCCCTGGTCATATCCGAGTCCGTCAGTGTCCCAGCTGAAATAGACACCGCTTATTGGCTGGCTTACAACCCGGCTTAACCCTATCCACTGGCCGAGAATATCGAGTTGTATTCCTGTCGCATGATCAATATCAAAAGCGTTTATGAGCCCCTTCATTGCGGCTGAGGTTTCAGCTAACGGCCTGGTCACTAAATCGATATGTTCAACGAATTTAGGTTTTGTCGCATGATAGTTGGTGATTAAGTCCGTATATTTGCTCATGCCGCCACCGTAATAATGATATTTTCCGGCTTACAGGAGGCTGATTCGTCGTAAGCAATATTAATATTCGCCGCGGCAACGGTTTCAGGAGATTTGCCGATCAGCAGCTCCTGAATATCGTAATAGCGTGCATTACCACCACTGACGACCCCGAGGTTAGCCGGGGAATAAATCCGGCTCAGCAGTACCGGGTCACCAATCATCAGGCTGTTAATGTAATCCGCAACAGCCTGCTGAATCTGCACGCCGATTTGTGAGGTGTACCCGGCAAAAACTTTTAAGGTAATTTTTCCGTAAACAGGGACATCAGTTGGTCGCGAAAAGCTGATTATGTGGGGATTACCATATCTATCCGGTACGGTTACGGATGTTTTTCCCCAGGTTCGGACCCCCTGCCCTTTATTTCCCCGGATGGTCCTGGCTATTTCGGTCACATCGCCACCATCAACAATGGCCGAGATGGAATGCGGAGGAAGCCCGTTACCGTCAGTCTTTCCTGTATCATTTTCATAGAGCTTGTGGCGCGTCACACCAGCAATATTAGCGATCGCCCCGTCCACACCTTCAAATGGTGTGATGGATGGTATCGCGACACTTTGCCCCTGCCTGATGCGCAGTTCTGCGTCCGTTTCTGCAGGTGCGCCAACGGTGGCCGCCGCCGGGTTGGTTACTGACGTCCATCCACGGGTCGGTGTATTGATGGTGGTGATAGTCCCGGCCAGGGCCGCAACCGCTCCACTACTTGCACATGTGGCTGTCACCAGCATAGTACCGTCAACACCGATCGTTACACTGGCTGGAAAATTCCAGATAATGCCATTTTTATCCCTCGCAGAACCATTCGTGATAGTCGTGCCTGCCGTACCGGTCAACAGCAGATCGGCGGTGGAATTTGTCGCTATTTTCCGCGTGATACCGTTAATTTTTACGTTACTGCTCAGGGCTGCGGTCTGCGCTGTCGTTGGCGAAAACGAGTTGTAGACTGTTATTGCGGTATTGTTCGCATCATGTACAGAAAGCGCCCACAGCGCTACCATTTGTCCGTCTTTGCTGTCCGGCTCAAGGTAAGCATCACTACCGTAAATCTGCCTGAAATAACTGGTCAGCTTATCAAGGATTGTCTGGTAATCGGGCGCGCTAATCCCCTGGGCAGTTACCGTTGCCGATAACCCCAGCGTGTCGAGGTTCAAAGCCATTTATGCCTCGCTTGTTACAGTCGTCTGGCCGTAGATTGTGTCAATGGAGGAAGTGAATTTTACGCGGCGGCTGGTGCCGTCATAATTGGTGTCGAAGGACAGGATTGACAGAACGCCCGGCGTGTCCTGTATGCGTTCGCGTATAGCCAGGATGTAAACGTCAGATCGCTGTTTACCAAGCACTGACTGAACATACGGGGCGCCTTTCGTCAGGTCGAGAAACCATTGCCCCCGCCACAATGCGAATCGTGTTTTTACCGCCTGCGCGACAGCTTCTGGCGAGTTAATCAGCCAGGTATCATCACCACAACCAAAAGTGTAATCACCTTCGGCGTCTTCACGTCTGTACCGCATTAGTTCACCTCATCTGTATTGCTTCCACCGTGTTGAACGCCGCCATGCGTATGGGTATTGTCGATCACCTTGCCGTTCGCTTTCACACTACCGATAAACTCAACAGCGCCGGTGATTTTTGATGCAACACCAGAAACAACGGACCCTACCATGCCGCCCAGCCAGGACAGCAGCCCGTGAATGGTAACTTTCGCCGAGAAGTCGGCCAGCGGGGTAACTACATCCAGACCGCCAGGCGCTACGATTTTAATTTTCTGCGTAGAGGGATTGAGCTCAAAGAACGTACTTCCGTCGTCGCTACGGAGCTGCGCGGACCCCGTACTTATTCCGCTTATTTTCTGCGCCTGAGACTGCGGACCTACGATACAGAACGCATCCGATAAATCATGCTGGCGCGGGTCGACGGTCTCCTGAACGCCGCCGCTCTGCCACCAGAAATCGATGCAGCGATCGGCAAAAATTAACAGACATTCATCACCTTCTTTAACCGGGAAAGTTAACGTGCAACCGCCGCCGCGCGGGAAGATAACTGGCACATCCACCAGCGGTTTTAATTCGGTGGAATCATCGCCAACAATACCACGAAGCGCCACCTCCACTGTGCAGGTAACAGTATCAGGATCGAACGACTGAATGATGCCAGGCATCGCTACGCGCATCTGGGTAGAAATCGAATCGGCAATGGCCTGCGCGGCTTGTTGCTCGCCTCCGATCTGTGATTGAGTTGGAATTGGCATAAAAACCCCATAAAAAAACCCGCTCGGCGGCGGGTTATATTTGATTTTATCGACTCAGGAAATTCGTTTAAAGAAGTGTTGAGCTGTCAGAATGGCTTCTTTTGCAACATTTGCATTAATTTTTGACTCAGATAATCGGTAATCAGCTTCATTTCTTGCCTGTCGCATCTGCCTCAGGTCATATGCAAGAATTTTAAGCCTCGATGCGCTTATCTTTTCCACCGGCACACCCAAGCGCCCCTGCATGTAATTAATTAGATTTGCATGATGATTATGATCTGCGCAAGGTACGCTCTCCAGCGTTTCTCCTGCCTTATGAAACATTGCGTAGTACGCCCGGGATACGGCATTTCTGAACCCAACTTCTTCATCAAGTAAAAGACAATGCTCGCTGGAACGTAAAAAATCAGTACTTTCGATAGTCATACGTATCCTTTTTGTGCTCTTCCCTTTCTACAGTAAACCGGGCAGTCAATTCACAATCATCCAATGATTCCTGCTCACAAATAAGCTCCGCTAACTCAGCGTTCATTTCCACGATTTTTTCGGGGGTGGCTTTTTCCACCTGAACTCGATAATCCCCTCCCATAGAACTAAAAAGATCCAGGTTATGTGGAACATATCGGTGTCGCTCCAGAATGGAGTAGGCGAGATGGCCCAGCAATGCAAATTGCGCAGGAGTACATACTTTACTTTCGTAACAACTGGAAACCTTGCAGATTAATTCTTGCATATATTCCTCAGCTCCAGCCCTGTCTTCATCGTCAGTAAGTAGCGTGCAATGATACTCAATATATTTTTTGATCAGCTCAAGGTCTCCGATACGGAATGCTTCACATGCAGCCATCATGCTCAACATCTTGCCACCGAAGGTGTCAGCCAAATCAAAAATTACCTCATGCATCTTACGGAACATACAACGCCTGAAAAGGCATACGACAAAGTTATTTGCAATCATGGGGCTATCTGGACGAAGGTGCTTAGAAAAATGCTCAAAAGCAGCCTCATCCTCACCATTTAGAGCGTACGCAAACCCTACGGCGCTAACATCATTACCTTCTAAACTCGAAGAAAAATGACGCATAACATAGCGATAGGTAAATTCGTCGATCGGAGTACCGCTTTCCAGCAATTCCCCTAAACCGATCAAATAGTTTTCGGAAGCTCTTAATGGTGTAGCCATATCACTTCACCTTTATACAATCATAGGTTGCATACTGACGCGGCGCATTCATGCTGGCTTGCAGCCACTGGGCATTGAGAATTATCTTGCCGTTTCGATTGATGTACTCAAGACCAACCCATCTTCCAGGCTGATCGGTGGCCATACGCCAATCCATCTTGATATTGTTATAATCACCTTTGTTTTTCAGGAAGGTGATTTTTTGCATTTCTGGCTTTGCGCCATTGATTCTGGCTAAGCCATCATCTGCCCAATGGATTTTAAAATCACCACATTGCTGATCCGCAAAAGCAGGCGCTGATATAAGCACCGCGAAAACGGTAACAGTGCAAAGTAAATGTCTCACGGCCCCACCTCACTAATTCGTCGTCCCTTGCATTGCTTTCGGGCTATAAAGATCACGAGCACCACGCGCGAAGCACATCAAATCCATGTACCACGCCTGACCTCTGGTGTCGCCAGTATAGTCGATAGCTTTGACGATATAAACGCCATCTGTCGCAATGCTGGCAGCCTGTGACGTTGTGCCGGTCAGCACACGGTTGCCGTTCTCTTCTGTTTCGGTGATACGCCCGGGCGACTGAGCGATTTCGCTATTGCCGAGCGTGGCGCGGTACACTGAAGCCTGATCGAGCTGGATAAGACCATTAATGCGGATGTTCGGGTTTATCAGGCACCTCACGTTTACGCCGCCGCCCATCGTCTGTTGCGGCATTCCGATCAGGCCAGTATTGGCATTCAACACAATGGCTTCGTGGATGTACTTATCCTCCGGCACCATCTGAACCTGACCATCCACCAGTTGCCACGTCGCTTTGCACTGTGCAGCTATGTTATCCATCACGTTACGGGTGGATGAGTAAATCGCGCGGCCACGCGGAAACACGGTGTCAGGAAACTCGCCGGTAATGCCCTGCGTCACGCCGAACGCGTTGAAATCCTTCATTGTCGCCCGATACAGATCTGCAACGGTATAACCAGCGGCAAGCGTGGTGATAGTTGTCGCATACAGGAAAGCCTCATGGTCGCCGATAGCCTGAACCAGCACCCAGGAATCAGTGATATTGTCCTTCCCTGTCACAGTAAAACGAATATCACCGTCAAAAATAAGGCCATAGTTCTGACCGTTCACCTGCCCTATCTGGTCTGGTGAAATCTCCCTGGCGACGCCAACCTGGCTGGCGTCAACATCCGGTGCAATGCCGTCATACCCGGCAATAATACGGATTTTCGCAAATTCCTGACCGAGTATTTTATGCGTAGTGTCGGGTGACAGGTTATAAATTTTTACATTAGCCACTCGCGGCCAGCGAGTATCTGCCCATTCTATCTGGAAAGTAACCTTAAAATCAGACAGGGAGACGCCCTCACCGTTTTGATCCAGCAACTGCAACTCAAAATGGCGCATCCAGTTAAGAGACATTTTTACACCTGTACAAAAATGAGATGGCTATATATGCCAAGATTGTCTTTTGTCGGGTCTTCTGGTGCGCCTTTATCGGTGATCACCACCAGCTCACCGTCAATGCCTGATTGCGGATACTGTTGTAACAGATTCACTCCGGTAACCAGAGGAACGCCGGAAAGCAACACAGCGCCGCCACTATCCATAACATCCATAATCCAGCCAGCCGTGTCACGCCAGATGATCCTGAGAGTGTAAGTCGTGTCACCAAGCAATATGCGAAACTGCTGGTTGTCCGGTGATAACGGTATTTCATTTATCTGCATATTATCCCCCCCCCAGTCGGTACCCGCCGCTGACAACGCTGCTCAGTACAGACTCATTTGGCGGCGTAGTTGATTTCATCCCCGTATTTTGCACCGCCGAAGTACTGACGCCATCCTGCATATCAGACTTATCAGCAACACTGATGCTCTTTGTTTGCGTCATAATGATTTCACGCAGGGTTAGTATGCAGTTCAGGACATTCTCACTGGTCTTATCGGTTGTCACCTCCAGCGTTTTGATCAGCATATTTCTGTACACCCGCTTTCCAGTGACAACATCAAAAGGAAGGCGGTCTGATTGCAGCCTGAGCAACTTTTGATAGGTCTCCTTTGGGCTAAGCCCGGCACTGAGACCGATTGATGTTGTATCAATAAAATCCAGTAACGCGCCGCCACCAGCGAAGCCACATTCCATCGTGACCTCACTGGGGCGCTTATAAGCGTGATCGGTAATAAAACCCGATGCAGAATTCGTTGTTGGTCTTTCAACCGGATGTTCAGTAATTTCGAGCGCATCAGAGTGCTTTTCGGAAACGACCACGCTCGGGATCAGTATGCCAATTCGCCGGGATTGCTGGCGAAAAATCGCTGACAGAATATCCATTATCTCGGTCCCGTGGGAAGTTGCTGAGTTAACTGAGAATTCACGCCCTTCTGACGCTCGACAGTCAAACGGGCAGCTTCGCGCGGATCGGAAACACCGTGGATATTTATGTTCGTTTCCTGCTGAATCACCGGCGCACTGGCAGGCATATTACTCATCACTTTCGGAATATAATTGCGTGTTTCCTTCGGCATTAGCCTCATTCCATATCGTTTAACATTCCCGATCCCCCAGTTGTATGACGCCAGCGTCTTGCTCAGGTCACCGCCATTCGCCCGCAGCAACTGTGAAAGATATTTAGCGGCAGCCTGCGCAGCCTTCTCCGGTTCGAAAACATCATTCCCGCGCAGCCCCATATCTCGTGCAGTGCCGTCCATAAACTGAAACAGGCCTTTAGCGCCGGCGCCGGAAACTGCAAACTGATTCCCGCCTGATTCAGTGATGGCGACACTTTTCAATAAGCCGGCAGGCAGCTGATAGAGAGACTCCAGCTTATTGAACATCGGCCCCATCCAGTCGAGCAGTATTTTTCCCTGCGCGGTCGCACGAGGACGTTTAACGGATTGCGCCTGCTGCTCAGGCTCCAGCCCCATTTCCTGAATCTTGCGCTGTATTTGCTCATAGGTGAAAAAGTCCTTCCCGGGGTTTTCCTTTCTCAGCGCCTCATATGCCTGCTGCCTTTCAGGTACGATATTACTACCTGTACCGCCAATCGACGCCATTTCTTCGCTGGTGGTCGGCGTATTGTTGGTGGGGATGAACATCAGCAACCACGGGTTTTTTATCGCCAGTTCGGCAATACCCCGCGCGAGTTTTGCCAGGCCACCAACAGAGCTGCCAATCGCCTTACCGAGACCGGTAAACCCGGAGACAATCCTCCCGATCCCGGCCAGCATAGAAACCAGCTTTGCACCAGCCAGGAAGCTGAACAGAAGAGTGAGGGTATTTTTCCAGCCACCCAGGTTGTCCTTGAGCTCAAGAAACCTATCGCGCAGCCATTTAAATACTTTCTTTGCCTGCTCAATCTCCGGCTGCCATCTGGACCAGTCGATGAGGCTTTTCCCGCCCTCTTTCCACGTCTGGTAATCGTCGTACAGCAGCCCAATTGCCAGAATCAGCGTGGTAATCAGGCCGATAGGGGATTTAAGGAACGCAGCATTAAGCAGACGCCATGCGATGAGGATTGCGCCGATCGTCATCAGGAACTTTTTGCTGCCATCGTCCAGTTTTTTCCACCAGTCAATGACAGAACCAGCGGCCTGTATCACCCGCCAAGCCATTCGCGTGAAGGCGTTAGCAAGCCAGATCACACCTTTAATGACTTTGGTCAGCGTCTCTTCAATCTTCGGAAAATTGTCGAGGATGCGCCGCCGCAGGCTGTCCAGAGAACCAGCCAGACCACCAGCGAGGTTTGAGCCGATCTTGTCCCGCATAATGCCGAACAGCGACGTAAGACCGCGCATGGAAGTCATGAATTTGTTGGACTGAACAGCTGCTTTATCCGCGTTGAACCCCGTCTTTTGCAGCATAGACTGGTAATCGGCGGTAAAGCCATTCATGCCGCGACGCATCGCCATCAGCGTGTTTTCATCGATGCCAAGCATCTGCGCGTATTGCTTCGCGCGGTAATACGGCATGTTGTTGAGCTTTTGCCCAACGCCAGTAAAGATGGATGCAGTATCACGCATCTTTCCGCTGGCATCACGGGTCTGGACCCCCAGACGGTTCAGGAAGCCTTCCGCACCCGGATTGCTACGCATGAAGCCAGCCAGCCCTTCGAGGGAGGACATAGCCGATTCGGCGCTGGCACCGGTTTGCGATGCGGCATAGCCCAGCGCTTTGATGCCCTGAATGCTGGCCCCCGTTCGCTGGGATGCCCAGTAAATTTTATCCAGACCGTTCGCAATCCGGGTGGTAAATCCGACAATGCTCAGCGCTGCGCCTTCCACCACCGCGCCAACCTTCATAACGTTTGCGGTAACGCCTTTCAGCACGGTTTCGAAATTATTGGCACCAGCCTGATCGATATCGAATCCCAGCGAAACAAGGAAGTCTTTAATCGTATCTGCGTTACTGCTCATTGGCTGCTCTCCATTTATCCACCCGAGCATCGTTATCCTCGCGCATGTCGAGGTAGTCATTGAGAAGCGCGATGCGGCAGAGATCTACCGCGCCGCTGTTAAGGTCTTTCTGGTCAATATGGAAGGCGAGAACCGGGCGAAGAATAAAATCTTCACCGCCCGGCAGGCTGTTGAAGGTTATTCCGCTGGCTGGGTGGGCGTCCCGCTGGTAGGGAGTCCTTGCAAAAAATTTCCCAGCGAATCGGCGACCACCCGCGCCACCAGTTGCAGCATGGTCAGCAGATCGATATCGTCAAACGCCATTTCGCCATGCTGGCAGACCGGAACCCAGCCTTTCATGTGCTCACGTGAAACAACAGAAAGACAGGGAAACAGGATGGCGTTCACATCGTCATCGCTCAAATCAGACACCGCACTGGCAATCTTTGGCAGGATAGTGGTCATCGCGCCTTCAGTGTCTTTGCTGCTGATCTTCTCCTGCACATTTCGGAAGTCTGAAACCATCCCGGCCAGAACCGGCAACAGCTTTCGTGATACCTTCAACTGTTCAAAAACGCTGAGCTTTGCGGTGCGGTATTTCACGCCTTTAATTTCGAATTCCATGTGTTAAAACTCCCCGAGCAGCTGGTCAATCTTGCCGCAGTCAAATACCCAGGCCACGGTCCCGCCCTCTTTGGCGTTATTGAAATCAGGCTGTTTCTGGAATGCACACGAACGCGCAGTAGAAATATCACCCGATGCTGTGTTGCGAATGACGATCACGTTATTGCCCCAGGTGGCAGATGACTGGCTTTGCGCGTTATATGCCAGAGACAACTTCTTGTTCACTGGGGAGGTTTTCAGCAGCGTAACCGTAATGGTGCCTGACTTATCGGCGTGCAGGCTGTGCATCACTTCGCCATCGGCACCGATGGTCATAGTGTTCTTGTTGCCGCCCATGGTCTGGGTGATACCTTCCTCAGAGTTCGCAGAACCCTGACCAAGATCGATAACGCCAGTCGGACCGGAGAGGGACGCGGTGACATCCATAAAAGAATAAGTAGCCATTCATGTTCTCCTTAGCGAACGACGTTGATCTGCACATCAGCGAAATGAACCGCCCCCGCCAGCTTACAGGCCACCTGAATAACCGGTGCCTTACGCGCTTCGCGGTCGGCCTGCGCCTGTTCGGAAATCGGCTGCGCGTAGACGTAATACCCTTTTGTCAGCGTGTCTCCGGAATCCAGCTGCCCAATCGGGCCACCGTTCCATACGCCAGCAGCCACCAGCCCGTTCGTCACGGACTGATCCATAGACTGCTCAACATTGGACAGAAGACGCGTCACACCCGCATCGGTCTGCGGTACTTTGGTTGTACTGGTGTACAGCAGGTTATACAGGTTGGTCTGTACGTAGTTCTGCAACCAGTCGAGCCCGTGGCGTTCGTCGAAGAAATCTCCGCTGGACATGACGCCCTGCTGCAGGATTGCCGTATCGTTCTGGTAATACACAAACACGTTGCATTTTTTGGCATCCAGCGCCGCCGCCTGATCAGTCGTCAGAGTTTCGTAAGTGATCCCCGGCTCCTGTTTAAATTTCAGGGTAATGGTGGTATTGCTGCCGTTGAAATTCACCGTAAACGCGCGGCCAAATGCAGACAGCGCAGCGTACTTGCTGCTGGAGGAATACTGTACGAACGTGCGCCTGTATTTTGCCGCCTTCAGCTTGTAGGCCAGATCCCCGGTTGAAGTGGCGTCAACGGTGGCGGGATCGCTGGTGGTAATTGCCAGAATGCGGCTGACGCCAGAAGCTTCTACGGCTGCAGCAACTTTCAGCCAGTCGTCATCTGCAATATCCTCTTTGTCTGCAATACCGAGACCATACCAGTTGGTGTAGCCCATTACGGCGTTAACCGCATCCATCAGCTTTTCAGCAGTCCCCGCCTCACCCGTTGCCAGTGTTTTAGCCCAGCGACCTACATACACCTCTTTAGGTCGTGGTGACTGGGAGAAATAGACTGTTGCTGCTTCATATTCGGGGCTGTCCACACCGAAATCAGATCCGATGTCCTCCTTTGAGGAGTAGAGGCGAAGGCGCTCTTTCACCGGAATGACCGTGGATGTCCCGAGAATAAGCAGCGAACCAAAATTTCGACCAGTAGCCGCGCGCGGCCCAATGATCACGTCGACATTAACGACGTTTGATACAGGTAATCCCTGCGGCATAATTTAGTCTCCGAAAAATGAAACTGGTGCATCCACCAGCGATTTAATGCCGTAGTCGCGCACCACCTTGCGACGAAGGCGCACAGTAATGTCGTAACGGCGAACCCACTGCTGGTTGATAAGTTCCGGGAAAGGGGTCAGACCGGTGTAGTCCCCCATGGACAGGCCAAGTGCGTTCAGTTCGGCGTTGTTTTGCGCAACAGAAATACCATCGCGAAAACGTGACGCAAACGTCATGCCCGCCGGGCCATAAAATGACGCCATGCACTCAAAGGTTTCATGTCGCCAGAGCTGAGCGCCCTCTTCAGTCTGGTTAGTGAATGCGGGACTGTTATCTATGGGCAATCCGGTAACGCCAAACGCGCACCAGTTCGTTTCAACTGGCAGCAGTGGCGGCTGATCTTTCTGCCATCGGGGGCGAACCATTCCAGTCGGCAAACCGGAAACGTTGCGTACCCACTGGCTTAACAGCCTGTCGAGCGCCTCGTCATAATCCGGATCGCCGCTGACAGGTGTAAGCCATCCCGGCTCCGTACTGGAATTATTGCTCAACGGGAAATCCTCCATCGAACGGCAGCAGCTCGCAATGAGCCTGTACAAAGCCGGCGCCATATGCGGTGTACGGGTCGACGAATGTCACACGGTAATCACGGTTCTGATACGTCACGATATCGGCATCACGGCCAGTCTGCCCCTGCGTGAGTCGCTCAGTCGTCACGATAAGGATTGCTCCACTGATAACCTGCCCGGACTGCATGCGGCGGTTTTCCAGTGAACGGTCAACGGTAACAACCCCGGCAAACTGCGTTTTAACTTCGCTGTCGCTACCAATCCCGTCTTCGTCCACTGTCTGTACCCGACGCGTTACCCAAAGGTTGAAGTCACAAAAATCCGGGTCGAAAAGAACATCGGTTACATCAAGAGTCGGCATCTTTATCCCTCACTACATGGGTTATTGAGGCGAGATATTTGCCAGTATCGTAAAGAGGCTTAGCCAAAGTGGTGCCCGGAGATTCACCAGCAGCACGCCGCGCAAGTTCCGCTTTCGCACCTTTACGCCCACGGCGCGCACGCGCTTCAACGGTGCTATCTGCAAGCGGAGTAAAATTGGCAGCTTTGATGTGATTTTTCACCCCTCTTGCAGCCACTGTACCTGCGCGGTTGAGTGCTCTTTCCGCTCCCGCCGCATTACCATCAAGCGCAGCCTGTGCCGCAGCTTTAAGCTGTGGCATCGTCTGGTCTTCAACTGATTTAACGCCGGGTACAAGATGCGGACGTGGTGGGATGTTTTGTGCAGGTGAACCGTATTCGTTGATATACCCAATCCCGGCATTACCGAACGGCACATCATCCCGATCGCTGTCTTCCGCAGGGATACCGACCAGCACATCCTTTTTGGTTAGCGACTTTAGCGCATCCAGTATTGCCTGAGCGTTATCAACCCTCGTTGTTACACCGCTTTTGAAACTCATAGCTGGCGTCCCCCCGCACCGAACATCGTGATCAGCTGATAAAATTCAGCGCCATACCGGGTGTTATTCCAGAAGCCTGCGTCAGGGTTTAGCGTCGCGCTGGTGTCATAGCTGACGCTTACCTTGTCAACGGACTTAGAGGACTGAACACCATTGGTTGAACCGCCCGGACCGCCAACCAGCATCGCCCGGCTATCTGCCGCCCAGAGCGTCATATAGTGCGCAACGAACAACTCGGCAAAGTACGGAAACAACTTTTTGCCGGTGACGTTTTCGCTCAGTAGTTCATCGGCCAGATTTAGACGGAACTCGATTTGGACGTCGGGATATTTTGCCGGGTCAGCAAACTGCGGGAAGTCGCGGCGAAAATCACTTACTGTTGGCAGGCTTTGATTCTTTGGCATCTTTCGCCCCATTACCGCCAGTCCGGGCGGAAGTAATCTGCGCCTGCAGGCTGTCGTTCTGCTCCTGCAGCTTGAGCAGAGCGTCTTTCAGATCGGCAATCAGTTTATCTTTATCTGCAATCTGCGCCTGAAGGCTGTCAATAACGGGTTGCTGGTCATCAGTTTCATTCGAGCCGCTTTCGGAAAGCTCAGCGTGCGCCCGGGTAAACCAGTGCGACGCGACCTCTTCTGGTACGTTATGCCGTCCCCGGCCAAACTCCTGTTTTGACTGATCGCCGAGCGTCAGCGTAAACGGGGTGTGAACATGGATGGTAACCAGCTTTTCTTTCGCCATTTTTAGTTTCCTTCTGGCCCCTTTCGGGGCCATTCTGGTTATCAGATACCGTCCACGTAGGACAGGGTTTCTTTGTACACTGGCTCAACCGCACCGAGCTTGCCGTAGTAGGTCGCAATCTGGTACAGACCACGATACTGAACAGGAACGCTTTGCAGCGGAACCAGTGGATAGCGGACGTATTTCTTATCGTTGGTGTAGGCGACCATACGGTCTTTACCGCCAACCCCGCGCCCTTTCAGCCATTTTACCGCTTTGATTTCCAGCGGAACGCCGTTCTGGTGGAAAGCGATAGTGTTCACAGCCAGATAGGTCAGCAGTGACTGGTTACCCGCTTCGGAAACCTTACGGCTCGCCAGCAATGAATACTGCTCTGGCGGAATGCGCAGATCAGAAGGCACGACGGAATAACCGGATGCTGCCCAGGCATTCGACAGAATGCTGTTTACGCTGTCGAGGATCTCATCGTTGGTGGAGTTAGCCCAGGTCTTCGTTGCGTTGTTCAGCGTCACACCAACGAGATTCGTCAGACCTTTCAAACCAAGCGCTTCGTCTCCGACGTAAACCTGTTCGTCGTTATCCATCTGCCATTTAAGCTGCATCCCGTCGTACTTCTGAGTGTCGATCGGACGGCCTACCTGCTGTGCCGCAGCCAGCTCAACAACAGTCCATCCCAGCTCCATCCCCCAAAGGTTCAGCGGATTGCCGTCTTTACTGATATCAACATTAACGCCAGCAATGGCAGTTGAATCTTTGCCTACCCAGTTTTTACCATTCGGATTAGCGCCAGAACCCGCCACGCCAAAACTGGTATTCGTCCAGCTGGAAATGTCATCTGCGATAGAGACGTCTTCGCGCAACTGGATATCACGTGTCCAGGTATAACCCACCAGTGGCAGATTCAGCCCCTGATCGAGTCGCTCCAGCTCCCCGATGAGAAAGGCACCGGAGCTATCAACGGTTGCCTGATCAAAAGTAATCATTCGTCTGTTCCTTAAATCTTCCAGGAGATTTCTGCGTTGCCGTTAGCGTCACCGGCCCCCGTAAAAAAAGCATCAGGTAACGCGGCTGTTTTGCCTGTCACCTCTGCCGCCGTAATCCCGCCAAGTGGAACCGGGATGGAAGCATCGGCTGATACCACGATGTACACCACGCCCCCTTTTTTAACGGACGAAGCATCAGCACCCACGTTTACCGTCATGTACCCACGCTTCATGGCGTCGCCCGGGAAATTCTTATCAGTACCCACCTGGCGAACCATGTCTGGTTGCGATGTGGTCGGATATGGACGAACGTAGATACCCTTCACCTTGTCGACGGTGTCACCCTCCGCCAGCGGCACGAAAAAGCCGTCAGCGTCGTATTTGCCAGCCAGACCATACGCTGCGAAGGCGTTATCGGATTTAAGGATCACCGGTTCGACGGTTAAGTCCTGCGGGCGAGAGATAGCCCCGGCAATGCCAACAGGCATCCGGTACAGATATGCAGTCATTGGATTATCCTTTGCGGTTAGACCAGAAGTCGGCGTTTTGTTTGTTCAGGGAAGCGATGCTGGTCATGCCCATGCCTGGACGTTGTGCATCGCCCGTGGTGCTGCGGGTGTTTCTCCCTTTTGCAATCTCAGATACGGCGTTAAACGCCATATCAACCGATTGTTTAGGTAATTTGCGGATATCAGCGTCACCGACAACCTGGCGAACCAGTGTTTTGTCTGCTGCCGCCAGCACATCACGTTTAAATGCGGTCGGTTTCACCTTACGGCTCAGATCGATACCCGGGATAATGACTTCAGCGCGATAGGCAGAATCACCAGTAATCGTGGTTTCCTCTTCGTTGTCCTCGCCGTCGCCGGTCGGGTCTTTCTTATCTTTATCATCAGGGGTGTCAGCATTATCGCCCGTTGCCGTTCCTTCCAGCTTAGCCAGCAGGGCCTTGAGCAGGGTTTTGATATCGTCCTCGCCGTCGCCGGTCACATCTCCGCCCATCTCCGGCTTTTTGTCCGGCAATGGCTGTTGCGGTGAAAGGTTAATGTTGAGATTAACGCCGCCAGGCAGATCACCTTCATCACCCGTTACAGCCGCTGGCGCTGAGTCCAGTAGTTCGTTCATGGTGTCCGAGTCACCTGTTTTGATGGCCGTGCGCATGCGGGTCCACCAGCTTTTCTTTTGATTTGCCATTGTGTCTCTGTCTCCAATTGCACAACGATTTCCGGCTCTGCCTTTGGGGACAAGAGCCACATGGTTTCCGGTAATATCGACCTGCTCGGCCTTACCCGGTTCGGTCTGGTCATATTCGGCGTCATAGCCGCAAGAAACTTGCCGTAGACCGTCTTCAACCAGCTGGATGGCGTACTCATCTTTGATGATGATGTCGGCGATCATCAGGTCAGCCTGGTCACCCGTTCCGCGCCGTACGTTTTGCAGGTGCCCCACCGCTAGCTCTTTCCAGTTCTCAGGATTGACCAGCCTAACGTTCCCGTTTTCATCCTCCGGATGCAGGATCGTGATGCTCATCCCTTCGAAGGAGGCAAGCGTGGCCGGATGGAATACCTGCTCAGGAGAGCGCGTTACGACTATCTCACCGAACTTGTCAGGCTTGAGGTTTGGCAGATCAGCAGCGCCGTAAAGCTGCTTACCCGTTCGACCTATCGGCACATCTCTACACAGCAGCGAGCCGTCAGCCAGCTGATAGCGGGTTTCCCCCAGCCGGGTATTGAAAAAATATTTCATGTTTTACCTGCGATTCAGGCGAGATAAGAATGAGGGTTGGGGAAGACGATTTCTTTATAACAGCGGCAGTTCGGGAGCTCGCCAGCGTGACCGGTCATGCCGTCAAGCGTTGGAGGTCGTCCCCATTCGACAAACTTCCCTTCCATCTCCCGATGAGAATGCCGGACGTCGCCATCTTCGGCTGTACGCCAGATATACCCATTCGAGCCGATTGACAGCGCACGCGCCTGATCAAGCGCGCCGGTTGCACGTCCAAGCTCGGTACGGGCGATAAGGTTCGCTCGTGAGCGTGACACGTCACCGGACGCTGCTATCTCTTTCGCGAATGGCTCAGCCCGTCCGCCAGTCACAACAGCCTCAATAGCCTTGTTCTGGATGTTGTACACCCTGTCAGCAGCTTCAAGGGGTAACGATTTGATGTACCTGACCTGCTGCGCGATGATGGACTGCATCACCTGACCTACCGGGGCGCGGTCGACCATGTTGCGCAGCTCTGCGCTGATGTTCCGGCTGTGCTGACGCCACTGCTTTTCATTCTGGCGCGCAATGTCGGCGGTAAAGTTCACAGCAACCTTCGTCGCCCACGGCGTTATAATTTCGCTGTAGCGCTCCAGGGCTTCCATGATTTCGGTGACGCTATCATTTGAACCATCGTAGTGCCCTTTTACGATATCCCCGACCGCCCGCGCTATCTGCCGTAGGCTCGTTCGATATCGGATCTCCGCCTGTCGACTCTGGCGGTTTGTCGACAAGTTCGCCGATGTCGGGCGGCGCTTCGTCTTCGGCATTCTCGATATCCTCGTCGGTAATGGATGCGCCGATGCCAGTAACATCGGAGTTTTCACGCAGGTCGGTCATAGCGGCTTTGGTTGTCATCAGCCCTGCATCCAGCGCATTGACAATCGCCGTGGTGGTATTCACAGCCACCGTTGAGCGGTCCACATCTGACATCTGCCATAGCGGGTTAAACTCAAACGTGAAATCGTCCGGCAGCGGCTTACCGAGCTCCGAACGATGCATAATGTCCAGCACCCGGCGCACTGGCAGGCGTAAGCGACGCTCCTGCAATGAACTGACCCGGTCATAATAGTTGGCAAGGTCTGCGTCACCCGTTGAGAAACCTTTAGGGGACTGTCCGAAGAGGCGCACCAGTGGGATACCAACAGCACCGCTAATTTGCTCGGCGAACTGCGAAAGAATGTCATCCAGACCACTAAAGCTGTACTGGTGGGTTTCGAAGGTATCCTTGGCATCCATTAGCGTCATGCCTTCATTGCTCTGAAACTGGCGGATCAGATCAATGTTTTTCAGCAACGCCTCGAATGCCGGGCCGCCCAGTGCAATAAGCTCACGGAGTTTTTCCACTTTGTAGGTCCGCAGATGCGCTTTGTAGACCAGCTGCGCCGCACCGACAGTGGCGCTGTCGAACGCAGTAAGCCGGTCCCAGATACGCTCTACAACCGACATTCCCCATTCGTTCTCGGTCATCTTCTGCTGGAATGGCAGCGTTACCCCATCGAAGCGAATCAGGCGACTGTGGTGAATACGCCAGGCGGGGATGCCCGTTGCGGTGGTCACCACATCATAAAGCTCAGGCTTGCCGAGATTCGGCCCCATTTCTTTAATGCGGCGGGTCAGTACCGGGTTAATCATCCAGCGGTCAAGCGGAAGAATACCCTTAAACTTGCCTTCACCAATGGTTTCGAGCCGTAGCGGGGTCATGGGCGCCTGACCTTCTATCATGATGAAGCCCACCGCGCCGCCGTAGAGACGAGACCATTTCAGTACGTCGTTCAGCGCATCCCAGATTTGCAACTGATCCAGTTGCGCTTCGAGAGTGCCACGGTCTTTTGCGTCAATCTCAGAAGTGATGCGAATGCCTTTGCGGGTCATGTCGTCGGGGATAGCATCTACCGCTTCACCGATGAGCCAGGATGAGCGATAGGACCATTCCACCAGCATACGGTTGCGGCTGGTGAAGTTCGCCCGGTAGGTCGATGCGGAGTGCTGGTTAGGCGTCTGCATCCCCACGCGGGCGACAAAGTTCTCGTAGCCGTCGGCCGTGGCCTGCACCGTTCGTCGCGAGGCTTGTTTGTTTCGTGCCATCAGGCCTGTCTCCCTAGCAGCTCCCAGATATTGAGGGCTGAATTCATTGGCGCGTAGCTGATCATCACCGAGTCGGCGAGGTTCGGCGACCTGGTACCGTCAGGCTGTTTATCCACAACGATTTTCCCCACGCCGTTAATCGAGTAGGTTGGTTGCGAAAGCTCGATGATGAGTTTGTCTTTGCTCTCCATCGTGCTGCTGATGGAGATAATTTCGTCCGGGTTGTAGGCCATACCTTCAACAACGGCGCGGTAGGTATTCCGGAAGAGCTTGCGTAAGTACCACCAGCTCTGTGCCTTGGCGTTGGCGAAGAAATCCTTGTTCAGGCGTGCAGCCTGCCCATTGTCGCCCCGTACGGCTTCGTCATCAGGATCGAATACCGCGCCGCTACCACGAAACGGTGTGGCAAGTATTGGCGGCCTGCGGGCGGCTTTGCGTAACTCGTTAATGGCACGCGCATCGCCGCGAACGCCAGCCCCCAGACCGTCCTCGTCGAAGCGAAACTCTTCGAGGTTATCCTGTTCACAAAAGCCGAAGACCTTCTCAACAGACTGGTAAATGTCGCTGCCCACGCCGGACCATTCCCGCACGTTCTCCAGAAGGAAACCGTGGCGGGTTGAAAAGGCGTTTTTGTCCCGACCTTCGTCGGCGACGTCCATCGCGCCCAGTCGTTTGCCAGTTGGCTGGATGCCCAGCCTGATATGCGCATCAACAGCAGCCTGTACCCAGTCTGAGGGGATCAGGACACCTTCCGCTGATGCGCTGTAGTTCAGGTCAAGCTCCTGCGCCACTACCACCGGATTGTCGATTTTCTCGCATTCCCTGCGATACCACTCATCATCCTTACGGGGGTCGCTGCGCCAGTGGAATGTGAATACAGGTATCTTTCCGCCGTGGCGTTTCTGCGCAAACGGGTTCGCCATGCCGTTGACCGAACTCAGGTCAATACGGCAACGGGTGGTTTGCGATAACGCCGCATCAATCAGTAGCGGGCGTTGCAGAAATGCAGCCTCATCCACCAGATAGAGTGTGGTTCGGTCACCACGTCCAATATTGTCACCAGCTTCGCCCTTGATGACCGCGCCTGTCTCAGGAAATTCAACACGCATGTACGGTGCATGCTTCTTCTCATTCCACGACCCACGAAACTCGACGGGCAACGTCTCTACAAACTTGCGCGCCTTCCAGAACAGCGCCTTAGGGTCACCAGTACTGTCGACATATTCCTCTTTACGGGAACCGAAGCCGATGACCATCTCTTTGTTAAACAGGCAAAGCGAGCAGGCCATCCCGATCGCCGTCCAGCTCAGCCCCATTTCACGGGATTTTTCGGTGATACCGTTCTCCCGCTTGCCCCAGCGTTCCATAATCCAGTGAATCCACTCTTCCTGTTTCGGGAATAGCAGAAAAGGGATGGTGACCGGCAGGCCATAATCGATATTACGCGGGTCCGTCGTCATGCCCCAGTCGATGATGAACTGAGCCGGGTTAGTACGATAAAACTGCTTCAACGCGGGCAGCATCTCAGGATGCCGGCGAATACGCAGCAAACGCTCCATCCGCCATTCAAACACCATCTGGTAATCTGGATGTTTGAAATCGAAGGAGAATGGTAACGGCATAATTAACCCATCATTTTTTTGTATAGCTCCGCTGCCTGATCAGTTGTCAGATCAGTATTTTTTCCTGGTAGAGGCGTTTTTTCTGGTTCACTGGCAGTACCTATACTCCATGCTTCTCTCTCCAGGCCGATCAACGTTTTCAGGCTGTCGCTCAGGTCTTTCAGAGATTTCACACGGGAAGGCAGACTGATGACTTTTTGATAAGTTTCGTTGAGCTGGTCACGGCCTTTATCGTCAGGAGCGAACATGATTTCGCCCAACCGCTCCAGAGCTCCAACATCAGCACACTGCGCACCAAGTTCATCAAAAAGTATATTTGTGAGTTCGCGAGCCCGGCGAATATCGCCCCGGTGCTCCATGCGTACCGAGGCTATTACCTCCGCTGTGGCTTCTATCAGTACGCGTTCTGTAAGTTCCGTTTTGGTGCGTACCGTTTTGCGTACTTCCTGTTTGCGTACCAGATCGTCAGCCTTTTGCTGAATCCTGGCGTTAAGATCACGGGACCAGTCATCACGCTTTGCGCGCTTGCGGATAGCACCTTCACTAATACCATGATGTGACGCAATTTCACGGAGGGACATCACTCCGGCCCGGTATGCCGTCTCGATGGCCTCCCAGTCCGGTTTTGCCATGATGATTTCCTGTTGTTAATGCTATTAAAAAATCCACCCGAAGATGACCTTTGTGATAGCAATAAAAAAGGCCGCAAGAATATGCGGCCTTTGATTACTGTAAGTTAACAGATGAAACACAACTCTCAGGAGCCACCCGGAAGAGCTATACCTGACCGGATAACTTGCAACCTCTGCTTTATACTGGTATTGGCTGGCAGAGGTAAAACAAGAGTAGTTTGTTTTATTTTATCCACATTGATATATCAACGATGATGGCAGTTATTCTTATAAATAGAGAATTGTTTAATCATTCGACTACAAAGGCAGCATTATATCCTGTCAATACTGGGTTATTTTCATGAGGTGTGCCAGTTTTTAACGTCTGGTTACGCTGCGTTGATACATGAGGTCTTTTTCTTCAGTACCATAGTATGCGACATATGTCCGTATATCCCCTTATAAGACATTTTGTGCTCTTTATGACACCCTGCAGGCCGTAACCGTCCTGCGGGAATTTTTTATTTGCACTGCGTCCGGATGTACTCCTGCAAATACTTCAGTTTTTCCTGATCGCTGATGATTCCGGCGCGGATATTGAGAACGTTTTGTCCAGCACCCGGAGAGAGTTCGACGGTGGCAGCATTGCCCACGCGGCTGGTGCTGGCGGTTTCGGTCCGGGTGGGCACTGAACATCGCCCTTCGACGCGCACCCGGCCACCAGCAGCAAGGCGGCGCTGCAAATCAGTATTCCTGTTTTGTGCATCAGCTAGTTCCTTTGTGTATTTTGCATCGAGGGCGGCAACGTCACGCTGGCGCTTCGTCATGCCGGTAATTGTCTCGTTCGCCAGCTTCAGGTTGTGAGTAGCAGTATCACGCTGGTACTTGTAAGTGATAGCGTTATTGCGGTAGTGATTTGCCAGCCGACCGACAACAATTAGAGAGACGAGCAACAGGCCAACAAACATCGTTTTCCAGTTGAACATCATGACAGGAACAGAGCACGCTCTGCCTCGCGCCGACGGGTAAGCCCCTTCAGGACTTTGCCACCAGCTTTATTCCAGCACAGGAACTCATCAGCGGCGCCAACGTAATCACCAGCGTTTAGCTTCCGTAGTAGAGTTGATGTGGATAGTGCCCGGGCGCCGAGGTTGTACGCAAACGATACCAGCGCATCGAACTGGCCCTGCGTCAGCCTGACCTTAACCAGTCTGGACACATCACTTTCGTAACCGACTAAACCAGTTTTAAGCAAGCGATCGGCAGTAACCTGATCAATCATCATTCCGGGCTTAACTGGCTTACCGTCAACAGAGTGGGTCCAGCCATAACCAATCGTCCAGGGCTCTCCCCCCGTTCCCGGGTCCGGATAAGCTGTCAGGCTACAGCCTTCAAACTCTTTAATCAGGGAAACACCTCTTTCACTGATTCTCATTGTCAGAACCTCCTAATCGCCCCCCAATAAACTTCATTGCAAAGCCGCGGATCGCATCCACGCCGATAAGGCCGACGCCGCCACCAATCGCAACAGACAGGGACTTGGGCCAGCCGAAATATTCCAGCGCAGATGAGAAGGTCAACGTCAGGGCACCACAAAGAAGGATTTCGAGTGTCTTTTTCTTCCAGCCACCGTTACCGCCAAAATAGGCAATACGCAGACCGGCCATAAATAACGACATCAGAACAGCGCCCAGCGGCGTATCTCCTCGCCACCAGCTCTGGAACAGCTCCAGCCAGCCCTGCCAGGATTGGGGATCGTTGTGCATTTTCATAAGCCTCACCTCCGATAGCTCGGATGGCGCAGTGTGTGATGAAAAGGTCAGGCTTCACGAGCTGGATTTATCAACAAAGCACGTAGCGGATGATTCCCGTGAAGCCTGAAACAGAAAAGGCCGCCAAACGGCAGCCTGTGAATATGTGCCAGATAGCGTCTGGCGGCGCATACCCTGTATCTGATACTGTTAAATCGCCAAAAATAACCCCATCAGACAAGAGAACGAATAAATGGATAAATTTGATCGTCCCAGGCAACGCCTCTTTCTTCAGGGTTTATATGATGCCTATCCTGAAGAATTAACAAATGAACAACTCGAAGAACTGTTATCGACTTTTCCCGACAAAAAAGTTACTACAGCAAACCTTCTGTATCTGGAAAAGCATGGGCTTATATTTAGCGGATTACAAGAAGGCGCTGTTGGATATCACCTGGTGAACCGTCCAGCAATAACCCATAAAGGAATTGACTTTATCCGCGATGACGGTGGGCTTGGAGCGATCCTCAATGTTCAGACAGTTAAATTTCATGACAGTACTATCACAGCCCTGGAAGATATCATTCGTGTTGCAAATCTTCCTGATGAGAAAAAATCCGGGCTGATTTCAAAACTTCGAGAGCTTCCGACAGATGCCATAAAACATTTGACTCTTCAATTACTGACGAAGGGGGTTCTGAATTTGCCGGCAGCACTTCCGATAATTGAAAAATTCCTCCGCCCGGTGTGAATTCTTTGTCGGGGCGGATCATAGAGAACCGCCCCCATCCAATTAGTGGACCAAGGAAAAACCAGAAATCATGCTGAGCCTCAGTGCTAATGAAAAATCCATTAGGGTGAAAGTGGCATGCGTAAATTTTCATGTATTTCCCCCAGAAACGCAAAAGCCCCGCGGTGTTATCCGCAGGGCTGAATATTCATGCTGGCCGAAACGATTGAACGGATTCCCAGCGTTAGAGTTGATGCTAGACGAAAATTCCGCGAACCTCAATATCTTTTTTCTATAAAAATTGCGATTTGTAGAAATTTAGCCTACTTCGTAACTGACTTTAAAGCGCTGTCTGCATAACTTTCTTGCCTGTGACACTCCTCCACCAGCAATTCAAACAGTGGTTGCACGTGATCGTAAGCAGTGGTTTTTTTTACATCCCATACCGTACGAACGCCTTCCAAAACATTGGAGAATTTAAGTCGGGCATAACCTCTCCCCGTGCACCGGTCGCAAACTTTCATAACCGGCGCGCCCTGCTTGTCTGTTTTCTCCTTATCCAGCACCATCCCTTTACCGTGGCAACGACAGGCATTACTGATAACGCCTTTGCCGTTGCATGCTTTGCACAGAACCCGCGCGCTCTCCCGAACTGATTTCCACTCCTCCCAGTACGAGGGGAAAACGCCCTTGGTAACTTTTGCCCATTTTGGTGGCTTTCCGTCCGGGTACTGAATTTTATTGGTGAAAACTTCGACTTCGGTAAAGCCGCTACCATCGCAGCAGTCACATCTGCGCACACTGGCCGCGCTGCGCGCATAATCCTGGTATGCAAAAGCACACATAATTTCGAGCACGCGTCGGCGAACTTTTTCATCGAGTTCTTTAACTGATTTGAAGCGTTGGGATATCTCAACAGATGAATCATAGAGCGCCTCCATCGCCCGGTCTGGGCTACTTATGCCAATCTTTGCCAGGTAGAGATCAAAGCCAAATCCGCACTTCGCGTTAACCAGCCCAAGTGCGGCCATCACGTCAGTTCCGGTCAGGCAGTCGGTGGCAGTCGCCCTCGAGGAGTCACTGTACATCGGTGATTTAGGCGCGAAGTATTTAGCGATTGATTCGAGGTTCATTAGGCTGCTCCTGCTGAATGATAGATACGAACAAAATTACGAAGAATGCGGTAATCCACCAGCACCGATCCCCGGTAGCGGTAAATGCGAAGGCGCTGCCAGCGCATGCGGAGTATCTCGATCAGTTCTGGTTTCATGCGGCCTCCAGCTTTTTTAGCGCACGCAGATCCGCCAGAGCCGCGAGCCTGATTTCCTTCAGCTCCTCGACCGTCCAGCGGTGCGGGGTGTTATTGTTCTCGAGTGCCAGCACCGCCGCCTCACCGTAACGCTCAACCAGCGCGGTACGATATGCTTCGATGTTCCCTGATTTGTAGACGTTGCAGACATCACACTGAAGATGGATGTTGAAGCGAGTGAAGCGCAGATGCCCCGCGGCGGCCGTAGTCCTGTAATGGCCTGCATGCCATGCGAACGCCGTCTTCGTTCCACAGGAGATGCAACCGAGTCCTTCTGCCAGTTCGGTTTCGCGGCAAATGTCATTTACGCCGCGCTGCGTCAAGTCAATCCAGTGCTTCAGCGGCTTAACCGCGGCTTTCCGCTGGCGCCAGGCGGCGCGTTCTTTTTTCTCAGCGGCGCGCTGAAGGGATTGCGCCTTACGTTGCGCGGCTTCGCGAGCTTTTCTGGTCTGTTCTTTGCCGACGGCGCTGGCGCACTGGTACGAGCAAACGATCTGCCCCTCGCGTATCGGGTGAAACCACTGGCGGCATTCTTTGTTTGCGCACTTACGGCGCGGTAATTTAGCCATGTTCACCCCCAGACCTTTTGGCGTAAGGATTTTGGCGTCCGCACCCGGTGTGCATATTCAGGTAATTTCGCGCTGACAGTCCAGGTAATGAAGTCAGGGTTCAGGCTCTTTTCTGTCCTTATGCCCCGCTTCTGATAATCCGATATCAGAGTGTCGGCCTGCTCGGTTGTACAGTCGTGATGATGGAACCAGGAGTATTTCATCGCCATCACCCCGCAAAGCTCATGAGCTGGGCGGCGGCGTTCTCGGCCTCGCGCTGAGTACGGAATGTACGTGATAAAATCCAGCGCCAGAGAACATCAAGCGCGGATTTATACAACTGCTGAAATTCGACCTCATCCATGCTGGAAAAAGCGATGCTGCGGGGATGTTTGCGAAGGGTGCCGTCCGGTAACTGGATGGCGTCATAGTGACCAGCCTCAACCGTCACCCATGCGCGGTATGCATCGAAAGATTTACAGAGGCTAATTCCGTTTGTTACCCGGCGGTTTGCAATCTGTTCCAGATACTGTTCAGCCGCATCCAGTAATGCGCACTCATTCCCGCCATATGCAGCAAGAAACTTTGCATAACCGTTTACCAGTTTGCGCTCGTTGGCAGAAATGGCGCCGCCGGTGGGTTCCCAGTATTCAAACCCGAGATTAAGCAACGCGAAAAAGCGGCGATGGAATGCAGGATTGCGTACCTGTTTGAAGTCGGCCACCAGCACGGCACCGAGTTTAATTTTTGATTGCAGAATATCGCTGGTCTCCGGCGTCGCGGGGATCAGGATTCCAGATGACTG